TAGGTGAAGACGATTTTACTGAGGGGTCTTTTCCTACAGTGGATAACCCTTATTTAACAGAAAAACGGCTTCCTTTCAATGTTCTTTTTAAAAACACTTTTGACCCTACAGTAGATAATCCTGATTTAACAGTGAGTCGTAGCGGTAATCCTTACTCCAGCAAGTCGCTGAACACCATCGCATCAGTGCTTGTAAATGACTTTGTAAGAGGGGCACCAGATCTATACGAGTTAAGAGGACTTATACAAAAACAACTTGAAGACGATACGCTTAAAACAAAAGATAAACTTCCTAGAAATGTTAGATCAGCAAATATAGCTTTAGGTGATCTTTTTTTTGAAAAAGAGGATAAAGAAAAAGCAGAAATTTTACAGCATGAAATAGAACACGTTAGGGGACAAAAAGCTAAAAAATATTACACTCAAATAACAGAACAAGATAAAAAACTTCCTACGGAAGAGTTTAAACAATTAATAAAGGCTAAAAGAAGACAAGCAAATTCTCCCAGGTTTCATAAAGCTGTTGAAAATTTTCAAAATGTTTTTGGACACAATAGAGAAACCGCAGCTTTAAAAACCAATCTTTTAACAATAAACGCAGTGAGTGATGAAGCAGGATCTATAAATAATACTTCACTTTTAAAAAAAGCTTTAAAAGAATTAGGTGTAGACACCGATACTTTAAGGGGTAAAGAGGAAAGTAGATATTCATCTAAGGGTTTTTTAAGAAAGTACATTGAAGAAAAGTACAACATAACACCTACCTATGTGGCTAATGTAGATTTAGGTGACAGGGATGATGTCTACGTTATGCCGTACAGTTTTGAAGAAGCCGTAGCTGATTTGTCTATGATTGAGGTAATGAATAACGTAGACATAACACAAGATCCTGTGATAAAAAATGTTATATTTAATAATGACCCTGAGACAATACAAGTGTATAAGGCGGTATCTGGCTTACGAACAGACAGGTTAGATGCAAAAGACTTACCGCCTTTCACCGCTCAAAAAATTAAAGAACCTACACCGCCCTTATTACCTTACCCAGACTCATCAAAAAGTCTTTTAGAAGAGCTTAAAAGTTTTTTTGCAAAAGAAAAACCTAAAAAAAGTGCAGCTCTTTCTGATAAAGATCAAGTAAACGAAAACAAAGCTTTTTTAAAGAACATAACAGAGATAAAGAAGAAGAACGGTGGAGAAGTAAAAAAAACTTCTTTAGTTGATTCAATACCTGTTGAAGGTTATCCAGAAGGTTATCAAAATGTTCTTAATGCTCCACAACAAAGTGAAGATCTTCCAACGCAAGACTATGCTTTAGGTGCTTTAGAAGCTGTTCCTTTAGCTGCTACTTCGTTGGCATCAGCGGTGGCAGGACCTATTTATGGTATTTTTAAAAACATTGCCTCTGGTAAATTTGGAACCCAAGAGGGAATACGCATAGCAGATCAAGCGGCATCTGAGATGATGCAAAAACTAACATACGAGCCTGAGTCAAAAAGTCTTACAAATTTTATGTCTGCCGTAGGCGATATAGCAACTAAATATAAATTAGATGCGGCGATTCCTCAGTTACTCACTGTGCCTATACCTGGTCCTGCTTCAGGTAGATACGCTGGAGTTAAAACAGGAGAGGAAATTGTAGACTTTATGGAAAGGCAATATGCAAAACAAAGAGATGCAGGAGAGTTTGGAGATAAAAATCCTTTAAGAGATATTCTACTACCCACTAGACTAGACATATTTCAAGGAGCAAAGTCTAAAAATTTTGATTTAACCTCTGCTTATTTGTTTGATAAAGCAGAAAAAGAAACACTTACAGAAAACCCTGATATATCCAGATATGACTTAAACATAAAATCTTGGCAGAAAACGGTTGATGCAGTTAAACGAGGAGAAGCACAGTTTCCTACGTTTAGGGGTATGGATAATGAACTTAGACAAGAAGTGCCTGACACGGGGTTTAACTTTAAATTACCAATGGCAATGGTGGGTACTACAGGTTCTTTGATTTATCCGAAAAATTTTGAAAGTATAAAAAAAGGAGAAAAAGAGCGAGGTGATGGTAATGTTCAAATGGGCTTTGCTCCTCAAAAAATGATTTTAAAAGAGGTGGACAAGGGCAGAAATTTTTTTGTCGTGGATGCTAAAAATTTTAGCAACTATAAAGATATAGATTTTGACGCAGAAGAATTAGAAACCAAAGACCTACTTACAATTGAAGCTCAAGAAGCAAATCCTTTTAAAAAAGTTAAGTTAGAGGAGGTAATTGATTTTCCAGACTTGTTTAAAGCTTATGAAAATTTAAAAAAGAACACTTTTCAAATAGTAAAAGATCGTAGAAGTGACGTAAAAGGCAGTTTTGACGCTAGCACAGGAGAAATAAAAGCTACCCCTAAAAAAATAAGTTTAGGTGAGGTTGGAAGCGAAAAAGGCTATAATACAAAAGCAATAGAAAACATTACTCGGTCCTTTAGGATAAAAGCCTCCCGCACTGAAGAAGAAAAAAAATCTTTTGAAGAAACAATAAAAAGACTAGAGGATCAAGGAAAAAGGCAACAAAAAGAAAATTTTGCTTTACAGGAAGAAGAAAAAGAAAAAGCTTCAAAAGAGTATCGAAACACTGTTTTACATGAGGTTCAACACGCTATTCAAGAAATGGAGGGTTTTGCTAAAGGAACAAATACCGATGCTTCTCGTTATAACGTAAGTAGTTTAGTAGAATCTTTAGGTCAAAAAAGAAGAAAGTTACTAGAAGAAGAAAACAAGATAGTAGATGAATTAAACATTCTTAAATTTGAACAGCCTGTTTCAATCCCTTTAAATTTAGAACTTTATAAAAAACAAAAGCAGAAAAAAATAAACAATCTTTTAGAGAAAAAACGTAAGTTAAGTGAACAAGAACAAGTTTTAGAAGATTTATCACAAAAATTTACTAGGTATGCTCGTGCAACCGATTACTATACCTATGAACGCTCTACGGGAGAAGCGGAAGCTAGGCTTGTTGAAAAAAGAAAAGATTTATCTATGGAGGAAAGGTTAAAAACTTTTCCTTTATCTGATTTAGATGTTCAGGAAGGTTCAACTTTTCCCTCGAAAAACTTTGGATCTAAAGCAGACGATGACTATCAAAAACAAGTAAATAATTTTATAATCCAACAACTAGGTCCTAAACAAGCAAAGGACTTGGGATTTGATAAGGAATAAAAATGGCTATAGATAAATCTGTCAACCAAGCCCCTAAACTATCCGTAGTAGTTGACACGGAAGAGACACTGCCTGACGTAGAAGTAATTATTGAAGAAGATGGAGGAGCGGTAATAGAGATAGGGGAGCAAGAAGATAAAGTAGATTTTCACGCAAACCTTGCAGATGTAATAGATAATGATGAGTTATCAAGAATAGCTCTTGACCTTTTTGCTATGTATGAGGCGGATAAGTCTTCTAGGCAGGATTGGGAGCAGATGTATTCTAATGGATTGGATCTATTAGGCTTGAAAATGGAAGAAAGAACCAAGCCTTTTCGTGGTTCGGCAAGTGCGGTTCATCCTATGCTTACGGAATCAATTATACAGTTTCAGGCACAGGCTTTTAAAGAATTAATGCCAGCGGGTGGTCCTGTAAGAACGCAGATACTTGGCAAAGAAACCATTGACAAGGCACAGCAAGCTGCGAGGGTTCAAGACTTTATGAACTATCAGCTTACTTCTGTTATGGAAGAATACACACCAGAGATGGATCAAGCTTTGTTTTATCTAGGCTATGGCGGTTCTGTGTTTAAAAAAGTGTATTTTGATGAGCAATTAGATCGAATGGTAAGTAAATTAGTACTTGCAGATGATCTTTACATACCGTATACGGGCTCAAGTGTGATGTCGCAGTGCAATAGAATAACGCATCGTATCGCTATGAACTCCAATGAGTTTAAAAAACGAGTGGTTGCAGGAGAATACACTGATTATGATTTTCAAGATGAAGATTATGACCCAAATTATAGTGAAATACAGTCCTCTGTAGACAAAGTTACGGGTTTAGAGCCTACTGGAGAGGCAGAAGAAATCTTTTTATTAGAGTTTCATGTTGATTTAGACATAGAAGGGCATGAAGACACTGATGACAAGGGCGATGAAACAGGAATAAAGCTTCCTTATGTGGTAACAATTGAAGAATCTACGCAAAATGTAGTTGGAATACGCAGAAATTACAAAGAAGACGATAATTTAAAGAAAAGACTAGAGTATTTTGTACATTATGTGCTTATTGAGGGTCTTGGAGCCTATGGATTAGGCTTTGTACACCTAATTGGTGGTCTTTCCAAGAGTTCAACTGCTGCTTTGCGTCAATTATTGGATGCAGGCACACTTTCTAACCTTCCAGCAGGGTTTAAAGCCCGTGGGGCACGAATAGCTGACAATGATACACCTATACAACCAGGTGAATTTAGAGATATTGACGCTGGTGGTGCTGAATTAAACGCTTCTTTAATGCCTTTGCCCTATAAAGAGCCTTCTCAAACTTTATTTGGTCTTTTAGGCTTTTTAGTAGAAGCAGGTAAGCGTTTAGCCAATACCGCAGACTTGCAAATTGGTGATGGAAACCAAATGGCGGCTGTTGGAACCACAATTGCTCTTTTAGAGCGTGGTTCTATGGTTATGTCGGCTATACATAAGCGGTTACACTATGCTCAGAGTATAGAATTTAAGATGTTAGCTAAAGGTTTTGGTAAATTTTTACCAGAAAAATACCCATATGACGTTCCAGGTGCTTCACGTTCTATAAAACGTAAAGACTTTGATTGTTTAGTAAATGTATTACCTGTGGCTGATCCTAATATATTTTCTACAGCTCAAAGAATAACACTTGCACAAACTCAGCTTGAAATGGCTCAAAGTGCTCCGCAGATGCACAATTTGTATGAAGCATATTACAGGGTTTACTCAGCTTTAAATGTTAGAGATATTAATGGTATTTTAATACCGCACAATAACCAACAACCTAGAGATCCTGCCGAAGAAAATTCAAGTATTTTAAACATGATTCCTTTAAAAGCTTTTGCGGGACAACAACACGACGCTCATATTTTATCTCATTTAATTATGGGTATGTCTCCTGGTTTACAAGCACTTCCCGTTGCTGCACAAATGTTGCAACAACATATTTTTGAGCATATACGTTTAAAAGCAGAAGAAGACGTAGAAGCAGAATTATTTACAGAATATGGAGTAGATCCTGATCAAATGGTTTCAGATATTCAAAAAGAAGGAATGGTTGCTCTTAAAATTGCTGAATTTATGAAAGAAACTAGAGATCTTCAGGCTCAATTATCTGGTCAAGGTCCTGATCCAGTAGTCGCTCTTAAAGAAAAAGAACTAGAGCTAAGGGCACAAGATAATCAGATGGATAATCAAGTTGCGACAGAAAAACTTAAGATAGATCAATCAAAAGTTCAACAAACTGCACAAAGCAGTAAAGATCGTATACAATCACAAGAAGATATAGCTGGGGTAAAGGCTCAGTTAGCTAGAGAGCGTTTAGCACAAGCAAATAAATAGTAGTTTTCCCGTAACTCATGGAAGGGACCATGCTAGAACTTATAGAAAAAGTAATAAGAGAAATTAATACTTTACAGAAAGACACGAACAATCTAGTTCTTAATGGGACGGTAACTGATATGGAAAGATATCGGTTCCTCATGGGTCGTTCAGAGGGTCTAAGACTAGCTGAACAAGTGCTAAAAGATAAATTAAAAAACCATGTGG